TATATTGGCATATCCGTCAACTTACATGGAAACCGCGTGTATTTGCGCCATAGAAGCAATGAGTGCTAAGAACTTAGTTGTGTGCCCGAACTTGGGTGCGCTGCCTGAGACAACAAAAGATTTTGCCTTCCTTTATGGCTATGAGCCCAATCCCGATAGGCATTGTCATGTTCATGCTCATATCCTTGCACGTGCTGTTAATTCCTATTGGGAAACGGGTACGCAGGGACTACTGGATTTGCAGAAAAACTATTTTGACCTATTTTACAATTGGGAATCGCGGATAAACCAGTGGACGGCCTTTCTCTCTTCATTAAAAGAAAATATAGAAGCGACATGATTTTACTAGATTTCTCCCAGACAATGATCGGGAGCTTTATGGCCGTGGGGCGCGGACGCGTAGTTGTGGAAGAAGACCTGCTACGGCATACGGTGCTGAACACGATACGCCAGTATAGACGGCAGTTCAGGGAATATGACGCCTCTGGATTTGTAATATGCTGTGATTCAAAATTAAACTGGAGGAAAGAATCGTTTCCAGAATATAAGGCGAACCGCAAAAAGAAAAAGGAAGATGGTACGACTGACTGGAAGTCTCTCTATGCATTTCTGGATGAAATGATAAAAGACCTACGAGAGAACTTTCCATATAAGGTAATACAGGTGGATAAGGCCGAGGCAGACGATATAATTGGTGTACTGAATGAGCATGTGGCTGTAAATCCGACTCTTATCATTTCTAGTGATAAGGATTTTCTACAATTACATAAATATGAGGGACTAGTACAGTGGTCGCCACTCATGAAGAAATTTATAACTGGTGACCCGCATGAATCGCTCTATGAGAAGGTGATACGAGGTGATGCCGGAGATGGTGTTCCTAACATCCTTTCTAGCGATGACGTACTAATTACTGAAGGTAAGAGGCAGAAACCTGTTACCAAGAAGAAGTTAGAGGCTTGGAGGGGTAAAAAACCAGAAGAGTTTTGCACTGAAGACATGCTCAGGAACTACTATCGCAACAAAGCGATGGTTGATTTGAGTGAAACTCCAGAATCTATTCGTATAAATATCATTAACCAGTTTAAGGAGCAAGTCCCCAAGAGTGGAAAGCTCATGAGCTACTTCGTGGAAAAAAGGTTGAAAGACCTAATGAATCATATTACAGATTTTTGACAATGGCCGTAGCATTACCAACGATATTTGCAGAAATTGCAGAGGCGAAAACAAAGGAAGACAAAAAGGGAGTCCTGCTTAAATATGGACAAAATGGTGCTTTAAGAGAAATACTTAAATATACTTTTCACCCTGATATTAAATTTCTGTTACCGCCAGGAAATCCACCCTACAAAACCGTAGTAGACGACTCAGAAAACCCGACATACTTGTACGGACTGACGAGGAAGCTGTATTTATTTGTAGAGGGTGGAAATCCTAGTCTTAAACCAGCAAGAAGAGAATACTTGTTTGTAGAAATGTTAGAGAGTATTCATGCTTTAGAAGCTGAACTGCTTTTGCAAATTAAGGATAAAAAAATAAAATGCAAGGGTTTAACCTATAATCTAGTAAAAGAAACTTTTCCAGAATTAATACCGTGAACTTAATAACGTCTATAGAAGACAGAATAGTTAATCTACAGAAAATCGTTCCAACTGGAGCATCTTCTGTAGTGGAGGCTGAACTTAGGCAATTGGATATGAACGGTATGGAGCCAAAACAAATATCAGTAGTATTGGCGCGCGAATTCGGGGTTTCACTCACTATGGATTGGGATATATCCAATCAGCGCTTTTCAACTATACTTGGAGGCGTGACTTTTAACTCCGATTTTGATTATAAAGACTTCATATCCTCGCCATGGGAACATGGAAAAAATTACATCAGAAGTTCCCGCCGGAATTAGCTTTCGCTTGTAAATTTAACAAAAAGAGGAACATGAAGAAATTCATACTAATACTAGGCTTATTGCTATGTTTTGCAACTATAGCAGGAACAAGCCAGACAGACAAAGTATGGGTAGTAAATGGCAAAGATATACCATTAGTGTCTCCAATAAAAACATTAGTAGAACACTTAGCTGACCCATTACCAAACCCACAAGACTTAGATTGCTTATCTAAAAACATATATTTTGAAGCCGCAGTAGAATCCACCGCAGGAAAAATAGCTGTAGCAATGGTTACGATGAATCGAGTCCGAGCAACAAACTACCCCAACACAATTTGTGCAGTAATTAAACAGGGGCCCCATGATGCCAGTGGGTTTCCTAGGCGAAATAGGTGTCAGTTCAGTTGGTACTGTGATGGCAAGCACGATAGACCAAATGAGAGCCCAGCTTGGAGGATTTCACAGAAGGTTGCGGCGTATGTTATTCGCACTCCAGCTCTGCTAGATATTACAGACGGCGCCACTCACTACCATGCCGACTATATCGCACCACCGCGTTGGGCGATACTGAAAGAGAAGACGACTCAAATAGATACGCATTTGTTCTACAATAAGAACAATAGCATCAACTTTTGACTTGACACCTCTATTGGTTTTTGGTATAATAGTAGTGTAAGATGAATGAATAACCTCTAACGAGAGATTGATTATGGCAGTTGAAACTGTGGATTTCGTATTTGAAGAGAGAGTGAAGAAGTGTCTTGTGGAGTGGATGGGTGGAGAAAACCTAACCACTGCTGCGGGGTTGATCAGCAAAATGGCCCGTGAGGCCGCGGACGAGTCTTACGCAGAGGGCTACAGATTTGCCAAGAACGAAACTGCATTGCTTGAAAAGGCAGCTGCAGTGTTGGATGATGAATGAAATATATAAAGGAAAATAATGCCGACCTATGTTTATAAATGTGCCACCTGCGAAGAAGAATGGGAAGAGTCACTGAAATATGAAGACCGAGATATGCCAGTTGAAGTGGGCTGTGTAGCAACAGCTCCATGCAGTGGTACAGTCACACGCATTCCAGCAATGCCTGGATTCGCCTATGACAATATTCCGAGCAAGGGCCATCCAAAGAAGACTCCGGACTGGATGACAGACCGCCTCAAGGATATAAAGAAAAATCAGCCTGGGGCTACGATGAGTATTCCGGGCTAGACTAAGATTACAAAATTATTATGAAACACTATAACCATGTATATCCAGCCTTCCAGCTGGATGATATTAAATGCGAATATCATGACGGAAAGAGGTATTATGTCACCCCTGAGGGCGAACGGTATCAGTCCATTACTTCAATATTATCAAATATCGGCAAAGACGATATTCAGAAGTGGCGAACCCGTGTTGGAGAAAAGAAAGCCAATGCAGTCGTTACAAGAGCTTCTAGACGCGGAACCAGCGTACACGCTCTCTGTGAAAAGTATATCAACAACGAAGAAGGCGCCCTAGAGGGGGAACTACCACATATTTTAGAGTTGTTCAGGTCAATAGAACCTTTCCTTGAGCGTATCGACAATATCAGGCTCGTGGAAGGGGCCTTGTGGTCTAACGAGCTCCACATCGCTGGTCGTGCAGATTTAATAGCCGAGTATGATGGTGAGTTAGCAGTCATAGATTATAAAACGAGCACATACAGAAAATCTTGGGAGATGTGTCATAAATTTTTTATGCAAGGAACATTCTATGCCCATGCATTTGAGGAAAGAACGGGCACCCCTGTGGAAAATGTCATCATCATAATGGCAGTCGAAGGCGACCAACCTATGATAATCCGTGAAACAAAGGAGCGATGGCTGTCTCCCCTGAAAGAAGTGATTTATAAATATGCATGATACTGTTCGAGCTAGTATAATAGCAAGTTAGGACGCCGGTTCGATTCCGGCCACCTCCACCAAGGAGTCATAAATGGAAAATAAATTAGTAATAGGAACTTTTATATTATTAGGATTTGTAGTATTAGGAGTTTGGGTATTTGTTACTTATGCATTATGATTCGTTGATGGGGGTGTTCAGGTATTCGACTATCTGTGAAGGCATCTAGTGAGGTATCCGACTGAGGCACGGTCGCTAATAAGTCCAAAATCCATAATCGCAAATAATGCTGATTATACCCGCAATTACTCTTACGCACTAGCTGCGTAATTTGTATTGCCGAGTTTTTTGGGGATTTTCCTTTGGAACAGAATAAAATCCCCTCTACACGAAAGGAAATATGGCAGGCGGATCACAAAACGAACCAACATCATCATCTCAAATACTGTTGACTAGAGAAACATTTGAGCGAGAAGTAGTTCGCGGAGATAGACCACCGTATTATCTAGTTACGGGAAGACATGAAAAAGAATTTGGAGTAAGACATAAAATTTTTAATCTTCCTTATAATGCTGGCAGTTGCCGAGTATCTTGGGAAAATGACCAATGGAATTTTGAATGGAGTTAAATGGCAGAATACAAAAATAAAGAACTATGTGAATTTATCTACAATATAACTGCTGTAGAGAAAGTTGTTGATGGCGATACTATTGATGCAATTTTTGATT